ATCTACTGATGTACTAGAATCGACAGACGTTGCTAAACTTGGTTACATTGAATCATATCCGGGTGCTAAAATATCTCAGCATATCAATGGTGCACTTCTTGTAGACGGTGACCGAGTTAAATATGGCACAGGATCTTCAGAATATAACTACCTAAACGTTGATCAAGTGTGGAGCATAAGTGTTGATGAATACTCTCGAGTTGCTTATGGCTTAAACGGTACAAGAGTTAGAGAATATACTGATACTCAGTTATTAACTAGAGCTAATTCAACTTTTGCATCTTTGGATAATACATATATTGATGCTACACAATACACAACTGGTGTTCTTGGTGAAGTTGCTTTTGCAGCTTACTCTTCACTTGCGAAAAACATTACAACCAATTATGCTATTGAGTCACCTGGACTTTTCGATGGTGGTAAGAAATTCAAATTAAATGAAACTAACGCCGCATTGGTAAACATTGGTGATTTCGTAGTAAATAACGCAGTTGATGCTAAACTTACAAGAATCGTTGGTAAAGTTAAAAAATACGACCCAGCAACAGGTGTTCCTTACTATGAGTACTCTACTCTAGAAACTCCTTTAATAACTACTGCATCTGGTGTAGATTACATATCAGTATTTACTCCAATTCAGAAGTTTGCTGACCGATATGACTTTACTACACTATCAGGATTTACAATGACAGACTTCCATTTACCAGGAACTCCTGCTCAGCTTGAGAAAATCTTGAGTATATTAGAAACTACTAATATTGGAAAAACTCTTGCTAGCCGAGATGTAATTACATTCCGATACGTTGTAGATACATTTAACGGTGGTCTTGAGCCTCAAATGGGACCAAAACAATACTTGAGTAGATTAGCTAAGAATCGCCAACAATGTATGGCACTTCTTAATGCACCTTCTATTTCTGAGTTTGTAGAAAGTACTGACCCTAGATTTACTGACTTGCCTGACGCTAACGCAGGAAATCCAAAACCTGTACTTGTTACTGAATATATCTCAACTGGTGGTAACTTATCGCTAGGACCAAGCTTTACTTGGGGTCTTCCTGATGAAGAAAACGGTGCTAAATACATTGGAGTATTTACTCCTAACGTAATCTTGAGAGAGAACGGTAAAAATATCAGTGTGCCACCTGCAGCTCACGTATCAAACAACTTTGTACGTAAGTTCATTAACGGTGAACCATACGCAATCGTTGCTGGACCAAGAAGAGGTGTATTATCTGACCCTAAATTCGTTAAGATGGAATACGACTTCTTGCTAGAGGATAGAGAATTCCTTGAGCCTGCTGGACTTAACCCAATCGTGGTAGTTCGTAACGTAGGACCAATGATATTCGCTAACCAAACTGCATACCAAAGAACTCTATCTGCATTCAATAACTTACATGTCAGAGACTTGTTAATTACTATTGAAGAAGCGGTAATTGAAATCTTACAAAACTACTTGTTCGAATTTAACGACGCTTCAACAAGATTAGAGATTGCTACTTTGGTTGAGACTTATCTTGATGTAGTTCGAAACGGAGGTGGTATTTATGAGTACGATGTAATCATGGACGAAAGCAATAACACACCTGAAATAATCGACCAAAACTTCGGTATCCTAGATATTGGTATCGAACCGGCTCGAGGATTACAGAAATTCGTTAACCGAATCACGGTTCTTAAAACTGGAGGAATTGCTTCTGGCGGATTTGCACCGGTTTAGGAATAAAGTAAAAGATATATACTAAAGGAAAATAAAAAAGAAATAACATGGCAGGATTACCGCATTATAGAAATTCGAAAGCCGCGATGAATAAATTCGAGCCTGTGTACTTATCACAGTTCGAAGTTACTCTTCAGCCACCAGCAGGTGTTACCGATTGGACACTTGTAATGGAAAACGTTCTTAAGGTAGGTGGAGTTGATATCAACAAACTACCTGGAGTTGTAGAACAAAAATACAAAAGCGCTAAACGCTCGTTTGCCGGTGGTATGAATGACGCTACTACTGCTGACGTTCAGCTTGACTTTGAAGTTAACTTGAATGATTCAAACAGTATGTACGTCTATAAGGCTTTAAGAAAATGGACAGATCTTATCTACGATCCTCTTACAGGACGTATGGGATTGAAAAAAGATTACGTCGGTGGACCAATGATCATCAACTACTTTAACAAGAATGGTGATATATTCCGTCAGGTTAAGTTCCCTGTGTGCTTCCCTACTTCTCCACTACCTGTAATTGAATCTGACTTCTCGAGTAACGATATTTACAAAATCTCAGGATTTACTCTTCGTTGCGACTACTGGGAAGAAACTATCCTATAATAAAATACTTTACCTCTCGGGTATATCCCGTGAGAACTTTTTCCTCCAGAGCAATCTGGAGGTTTTTTTTGCCCAAAAACTAAGAACTATTTTCATAAGTGGATATATAAACTATAAATCATATTAATAGTATTATGTCAGACGAAACACAAAACATTAACAACGAACAAGAAGACTTTAAAGCCAAGTTGGAAAAAGAGGCTGAAATGTTCGCAAACGCCGAAGCTGCCAAGGTAGAAAAGGTAGAAGAAAAGAAAGAAGAACCTAAGGAAGCAGTTACTTCTTTAGGCAAGGCACAACGCTTTCAGGAAAAAGACGCATTTGATGAAGATTCCATAGCAGGCGATATTGGTTGGAAAAACGTTCCAATTGAATACTTGCCTTCACAAGGTATATTCTACACACCTGGAACGCAAGTTGCTATCCGTGCTGCAACCGCGGCTGAAATTAGACACTGGTCAACCATTGATGAAAATGACCTATTAGGTGTAGACGATATGCTTAACTTTATTATTGAGAAGTGCTGTCGTATAAAAGTTCCTGGAAAACCTGGTACTTACAAAGACTTGAGAGAGATTGACCGTTTTTACTTAATCTTTGCCATTAGGGACTACACATTTAAGAACGGTGAAAACAAGATGTATGTTAACGTATCAATGGACGATGGGCATAACGAACAGGTTGAAGTTACAAAAGATATCATCGATTACTTTACACCAAATGAAAAGCTAATGGAGTTCTATAATAGGGAAGAAATGTGCTTTCATATTAACATGAAGAATGGTGAGAGCTTTAAACTCTATTTACCTACATTAGGATCTATGGGATTCATTAAAAACTACATCAAGCAAAAGCAACAACAGAACGCAAACTTTGATAAAGCATTTATTAAATACGCTCCTTTCTTGTTTAACGATTGGAAAACAATAACACAAGCTGCTTACGATAAAGCTGTACAAGATTCTTACGGATGGTCGGTTCAAAAAATATCTGTTATGGATAAAATCGTTGAATTACTATCTAGTTCTATTAACCCTCAAATAAGATATAATACCGGTGCGGGGGAGGGCACTGCTCCGCTTAACTTTCAAGGAGGAGTCAAGTCTCTTTTCCTTATTTCAGATATCTTTGGAGAATTGGTTTGAGCTTGAATTTGCCCTTCTTAAAATTCTTAAGCTACAGCCTAGCGAACTTGACAGAATGGAATACTATCGAGTAGAGTACCTTATGGAAAATCTTGAGAAGTATAATGAAAAAGAAAGTCAACATCGCAAGAAAGAGGAAGAAGCTCAAAAATCAGAGTACGGAGACATGTCCCCTAGCGGAATGATGAGTATGTCTAATAGCATGATGAAGAATGCGCAATCAAGTCTTCCTTCATATAGTATGCCATCTATGCCAAACATGGGATCATTTAAAATCTAGTTCAAGTCTGAACTGCTATACAAACCC